CTAAGTGAAGATGAGGCTAAGTTTTGGATTGAATCCGCAAAGAAAGAATATTTTTACATTGCCCAAAGGGATATAAAATACGAACCTCAGGAAGTTTGATGACCACGAGTAGTGATTTATCAAATGAACAGAATGAAAAGAAAAAGAAGGGGAGAAAACCCACGGTAAATAATTATTTTGATGTAAGAGAAGAAGATGCGGTTAGAGCTTATCTAATCGCAGATTCTTTCGAGGAAAAGAATAAAATTTATAATGAATTTTTAAAACACCCCTTAGATAAAATGATATCGTCAATTATAAGACGATATAAGTTATACAGAAAGGATATGGACTTTGAGGAGATTCATATGGATACTCATTCATTTTTAATGACTAAAATAGACAAATTTAAGCCGGCTAAAGAGAAGAAGGCTTATTCTTATTTTGGTACTATCTGTAAAAATTATCTTATGGGTCAAATTTTAAAAGACCAAAAAGAAATGAATAGAAAAATATCCTATGAGGATATTTCAGGTGATGTTCATAATATGCCAGATATGATTTATTATATTGATAATGAAGATGTAAGTTCTGAAGAGATTATTAAAAAATTCTTAAATGAACTTAAAGATAATATGAATGAACCAAATATTTCAGAACAAGAAGTAAAATTAGGTCAGGCGTTATCAGATATTTTCACAAATTACGGATCAATCTTTCAAGAAACATCAAACAATAACAAATTCAATAAAAATATTATCCTGTTTGAATTAAGGGAAATGACCAATTTAAGTACAAAAGAAATACGTAATTCACTAAAACGATACAAAAAAATCTACTTTCATATCGTAAATGAATTACTAAAATAAAATAAAAAATACTTATAGATATGGGAAGACCAACAAAAAAGGAAATTAATCTAAGTAAGGAATCAATGTTATCCTTAATGCAAGAGATCTATAACGAACTTGTGGAGCAAAGAAACACCGCCATTAGGATACAAAACAAGATGTTAACAATGATGAAAGAACCAGAAGATATGACTCTTATTGGACCTGTTATTGAAAAACAACAAAAGATTATTAACGATTGTGTGGATAAAAAATTATCCCTTTCAAAGTTACAAGCTCAGATTTGGCAAAAATCTCAAGAGAAACAGGATGATAATTTTACATTATCGGATTTGGATCTTGATGATGATACATTTAAAAGTTTAATTGAAAAGGATACTTCAACAGATAATAGTTATAAACTGAATAAATAATGGCACAGGATACTGAAGATGGTTTTAATGAAGTAGAGAAAAAAACAACGATACTCAAAAAGTATAAAAAGGTTAATGACGATGTTAAAGAACTACGAAAAAAGGCTGGAAAAACTTTAGAAAAGAAAAAATCTCAAGTTTCCACACAACTTTCTGATGCAAAAAAATTAAAAAACAAATATCAAAAAGAAATTAAAACTCAATTTGATAAGTTGTTAGACCTAAACTTTTTATCCTTAGGTGCCGGTAAAAGTAGTCAAGGTTATCTTAAAAAAACTTTCACAAAGGCAATCAAAGAAATAACACCAAAATTAGATGATATAATCTTGGAGTTAATGTTATCCGCAGTAGGTTGTTCACAAGACCAAGAATTTGTCCCTCAGACGATTTATATTCGAGTTAAGTCAGTTGATCTACTTAACACATTAAAAGAGGATCCTGCAACAGATGTGGGGAAATTATTGTATGAGAAAAATGATATTCAGTATATCAATTTCCCATTTTCAATGAATAAGGAATTATACAATAGAACTCAAAATATTAATCAACCATTTAGTGTTCCAGCATCGGGACAAAGTTATAAAGGAACATCAGGTCAAGAATTGTTTGATATAACATATGTTGAATCTTATGTTGACCCAACATCTCTACAAACAATACAAGGTAGTTTTTTTAAAATTGATTTAAAGAATAGAATGAGTACAAATAAAGTCTCTGAATTTTTAAAAGATTACTTTACAACAATTAAACTTTTTGATGAAACTAATTTCTTCGCTAATTTAATGAATCAATTAACAGGTGCGGTATCAATTAAAAAAGGTGATGGTAATGCGGATTTAGAAGATCTGCAAAAAATACTTTTAATCATACAAAGAATATTAGGATTATGTTTTGATAACACCAAAGAAATTGATGTGTCGGGAATTGCTAAATTATCAGAAAATGATAATGTTGATGAATCTTTTTTTGAGTTTACAGACATTGATTTACGTTTTATTGACTCAAAGGTATCCGATATAAAAATGGGTGTTGTTGAATTTGAAGAGTGTGAGACGGTGAAATTACCTGTGGATTCAAATAGTATAACAAACGCATTAAATAATTTAGTATTTGTTGACGGTAAAAATAATTCAAATAGTATTGATGACGCATCTAACTTAACTGATGTTTTAACTAAAAATCCAGGATGGTTTCCTTTAGAGATAAATATAGATTTATCATTCCTAAAGGAATTCCCAAAAGCAATGGTGTCAACAGTACTTTCACCTAAAGTAGTTTTACCATTGATGATAACAACAAAATCATTAGGTCAAAATTTAGATTTACAAATTAGTTCATTCATGGATTTTGCTAAAAATCTTAAATCATTTTTCATTAAATTCGCCTCAAGGGTTGGGGAACTTTTTGTTAAAATTTTATTTGACATTATCAAGAAAGACATTTTAGCGTTAGTTCAATCTGTTAATTTAGACGTTATTAGAGGTTTAAATAATAAAAAATTAAATATAATTTTATCTTTAACTGAATTAGTAATTGCAATTGCTAAAGTCATTAAAAATTTCAGAGAATGTAAAAGTGTTATCGATGACTTATTAAATGCGTTAAAAATTGCATCTAAAGGATTTAATGGGGATATCCCATTACCATTACTATTAACGTCAAAACTTTTAAGTGGTTATTCTTCCGATAGGGCATTTTTAAATGTTATTGCAAATTTTGAAGAATTAGGTTTACCTACGGGTACCATGCCAGATGGAAGTCCTAACTTAATGTTGGCATCAATGAAAGCGTTATTAGATGGGTCAGACCAAGAAAATGCGTCAAATGGTAAGTTACAAATTGCTATAAACCCATTAAGTATAACACCAATTGGTCAGACAACACCAATAGTTTGTTACGGTAAATAAAATATAAAAAAAATGGATAATAAAGTAGAATCACAACAAGTTGTGGAAATTATTAAAGAACATAAAGTTAGACCTAATAAAGATTTAATTTTGGCTATGGAATTTATTAAAAAAGATTTTGATATAACAAAAGAAAATTTAATTAAAATGACAAGTCATTTAGACAAATTAGAGTTGACATATAATACACTATTAAAAGAATATCAAACAAGAAATGTGGTTCAAAAATAAAAATTTATTTCCGGGTTATGTAAAAGATAATAAAGATCCAATGATGTTAGGTAGGGTACGTGTTGTACCTACCCTTGAAAGATATGAGGATTCTTTACCCGAAGATTGGAATGAAGAGAACGACAAGTGGACGGCAAAAGACCCATTTATATTCCTACCATTATTACCATATTACGTTAATCAAGTCCCAAAAGAAAATGAGTACGTTAATTTAATTTATTACGATAATCGTGAAAGATTAGATGCCAACAAATTTTATATTCAAGGACCAATAACAAGACCACAAAATAATTTTAAGGAGGATTGGAAAAACTCTCAGTCCATGTTGGCAACGGGGGAATTTTTTAAACAGGCAAATGAATTAAGAGATCGTAAAACAGGTATTACCGATCCAAAAATATTTGGAATTTATCCTGAGCCAGGAGATAATGCTATTTTAGGTAGAGGGACCGCAGATGTTGTAGTAAAAGAAAATGATGTTCTAATACGTGCAGGTAAATTAGATCCTCTTAAATCTTCAAGTGCCGATTTTAATATTCCCGTTCCAAATGATAAAAGATCATTTTTACAAATATCAACTTTTGGATTAGAAAAGATCAAAGGTGAACCAAAATCAGTAACTGAATATATTAAAGAAAGTAGACAAGTTAAAAATTTAGTTGAGTGGGAAATTACAAATCTTTCTACAACAGGATCAACTTTTGATGGTAACATTAAATTATATAGTTTAATTCCAGTACCTGAGACATTATCAAATAAAATGTTTTTGACCACAGATTTGGATCCTTATAAAGGAACAACATTATATGAATTAAAATTTACAGGTTTAACTTCCGATCAGGCTTTAACAATAATAAATGATTTCATTAAGGGGGTTAATATTGGTAAAATTAACATTGACGGATATCTTTCTTACCCATCACAAGATGGTGTTAAAATTGAGAACCAATTTCCTTTTGTTTTTATACCAACTAAAGATAACATAGAAAAATTATCAAATAGCGATATTGATACACCAAGTGGTCAGAACCAACTTATTAATGTAATAAATTTTTACTCACAAGTTAAATTATCTCCACAAAATAATGAAAGTGGATTTGGTCTTGTTTGGATACAGGATGTTTTAGGTGAACAACTTGAGGCAAAAGTAACCGAAGTTGCAAATGACACATTTGAAGCGGTACCAACATCATATGGTGTAATGGGTGGTGACTATCTTTATTTATTATCGCACAAATCGGTTATACCAAGTAAGGGATCGCCGATAGATCTAAAGAATACATTATACGGAATTGACCAACCAACATTAGTTGATTCAATTTATGGTAAAACAAATTCAATGGTTAGAGGGGAAGAATTAATGTCATTCTTAAACTTAATTGTTCAGTTCATGGTAGGACACGTTCATCCATTCCCAGGTCTTGCACCAATACAAGAATACCCATCAATACCTGATGGTCCTTCGGTTAAAAAAATATTGGAAATACTTAATAATGCTCAAAATACAATCTTAAATCAAAATATTAGAATTAATTGATATTTATATTAAAAACGTAAATGTCAATAAATAATTCATATTTCAGTAGGAATAATACTTTAATATCTAATAGCTTTGTTAATTCAGGGAGAAATCCTGTTACCGAATTATTTTATGGTAATGGAAGTCTTTCATCTCCAATTGGGTTCACACGTTTTATCTTTGATTTAGATCTTACTTTATTAAAAGAAAAATACCAAAATGGTATCATAAGTGAGGGGTGCAATTCAGATACAACTCACACTTTAAGAATGACCAACACAAGTTATTTTGATAAAGAATTATTAAATACTTCAACATCTCAAGGTAGACTAAGAGCAACGTCATTTGATTTAATTTTATTTAGAATACCTTATGTCAATCTTGATGAAAATCAACCTCAGATTTGGGACGAGGGTGTTGGATATGATTATTACGATCAAGTAACGGGAATACCAAGTGATAAGAACTATTCTGATAGACCTTCAAATTGGTCGGCAACAACAACAATTACAGATTGGCAACAATCGGGAGTTTATAGTAATACAAACACAGGTTCATTTAATTATAATCAATTAGAAATTGTTGCAACACAACATTTTGAATTTGGTGATGAGAACATAGAGTTTGATATGACAAGTGAAATTAACTCTATTTTAGATGGTTCGTTAATTAACACCACAGGATGGGGTATTGCTTACTTACCTCAAGTTGAAAACTTAACTGGTACAACCGGTAATTACTCGGTTGGGTTCTTTACACGACACACTCAGACCTTCTACGAACCATTCTTAGAAACTAATTACAACGACTCAATAGAAGATGATAGAAATTCATTTTCACTAGGTAAAATCAATAAATTATACTTGTATATCTTTGAAGATGGAGATTTCCAAAACTTGGATAATAATCCTTTAGTAACAATTGGGGATCAATCGGGAACTCCGATACCAGGTCTTATTAACCTACCATCTTGTCAGGTCACAAAAGGCGTTTATGAGATATCAATACCACCATTAATTGGGTATAAAACACCATGTATCTTTACCGATACTTGGTCAAATATTTCATTAAATGGGTTTTCATTACCTAACGTAATAAATGAATTCGCAATTTACCCATTACAGAAATCAATTCAAATTGGTACAACTACGAATGATCCCGCAATTTATGGTTTTGATTATTATGGTATTAAACAAGATGAGAAAATATTAAATACCGATATCAGAAAAGTAGGTGTTATAATTAAAAAAGCATACACAACGAATAAACTTTTACCGAAAGTTGAGGGCTATTATAGAGTGTATGTTAGAGAAGGTCAAACTGAAGTTCAAGTTCAGGATTGGACAAAATTAAATAGAACACCAAATGAGTACTATTTTATATTCGATACAAGGGATAAAATACCAAATGAATATTATATAGATTTAAAAGTTATTTCTAGTGGTGAAGTAAATACTTATAAAAGACAGATTAAGTTTCAAATCGTTAATAAAAAATAAAAATAAAAATAAAAATTAAAAATTAAATAGAATGGCAAATTATATAATAACAAGTTGTGATGGTGTTACATCATATGTTGTTGAAGCTGGCGAAACCACAATAAATACTGGTTCAACTTATTATTTCACATTTACGGGTGATTCAACCCCAATGTGTTATAATGTAACAGGTGAGTCCATAGATCCATTCATTGATAGAATAAACAGTGCGGTTGAGTATACAGACTGTTTAACTTGTTTACAAGATAATCAATTTTCTTTTCTTGTATCAGGTTGTACAATACCAACTGGAGGACCTGTAAGTAGTATTGAATTTTCAGAATTTGCTTTAGGTCAATTTTATAAATTATGCTCAAATGATCCACTCATATTTGAAGGGTGTTTTTGTTTTGAGGTTGTGGGTATATCACCAGGTTTTTACCCATATACTTTTAATCCGCAAGGACCTTTTACTGATTGTGATTGTCCCGAACCACCAAGAAGTGCTGGAACGGAATATGAAGTATGTGAAGTTTGTTTTGATGGATCAGTAGTTACAGTTTACAATATACAACCTCCTCACCCTGTTTATACTGACGGTTATGGTACTCCCGTAACTCAATTAAATATGGTTGTTCTTGGAGGACCTAACGGATTAAACTCGTAATAATATGAAAAGAGTAATAAGATTAAATGAAACGGACATTACCAATTTGGTAAAAAAAGTTCTTAATGAACAAAGAGGTGGTCGTTATATGTTCTTCTCAAATTTAGAACAAATGAGAAGACAATGTGATCTATTATTAGATTTAGATGAATCTATGGTTGAGGAAATTCTTGAGAATGGTCACGATTGGGCTCAAGATCATATATCGGAAGCAAAGAATAATATGGATCAAGTATTTGATTTCCTTATGAATGAAACCAAAAAAGACGGTATGGAGTTATCAATGAATATTGACGACAAAGATATGATGATGTCTGAAGGTAGAAAAAAAACAGGAACTAAACTTTGTGCTCGTGGTAAATCTGCGGCAAAATCTAAATTTGACGTGTACCCAAGTGCTTATGCTAATGGTTATGCGGTACAAGTATGTAAAGGAACAAAACCTGGTTTAGACGGTAAGAAAAGATGTTCTTCACCATATTGTTAATTTTTTTTTAAAAATATTTTTTTTATTAGTTTAATTTCTGTATATTTGTAGATACAAACATTATGGAAATATGAAAAAAAAAATAAAAAGATTTTTTAGTAGATTAAAACTTAAATTGTACATTTGGTCAAAAAATTCTTCAAGGATTATACCTACATATCAGGAAGAAGGACCAACGTATGAAAAGACTTGTTTTAAAATTTGTCTCAAAATAATACATCACTCTGATACTGAATTTATGATTGCCCCAATGTCGGATAAACGTTATCTTAAAAATGATAAGATGGGAATCTTTATTACAATGACAGAACGTAGAGTAGAGATTACGAATCACGTATACAACTACAACGTTAAATTTACTGAAAGAGATTGGCAACGTCTGACATACATATTTGACACTGAAACCGACAAAAGACGACTTAGTTATGAAAGTGAGATTAATTCGCAAATTACTAACTCTCTACACAACATATTAGAAAGAGTTTCTAATCTCGATTAAAATTTTACCAACTAAGGAATCTACGGATTCCTTTTTTGTTTTATATGATGTCATTATTGGTTTCTGACCTTTACCTGTTTGAGTGTCTTTTTTTTCTGCATTTCTCTTTTGTTGACAAGCTGATTTTTTTTGACTATCCGACATTTTTCCTGCAACTCCTGCCGCCCTACATTTTGGATATGCCTTGTCTGTGGCGTCGGGTCTCCCACAAGGTGGATGCTTACCATCAACTTTCTTACAAATGTTCACCCAAGGTCCCTTTGGTTGTGTGGATCCTTTTGGTTTCTTCTTTGTTCCAAACCAAACACCTAAATCTTCATTTATTGTGTGAGCGTCATGTGTTTTAACATCATGTGTCCCGTTTTTACCTTTTTCCCAAACACCAACAATTCTTTTTAGATTATTTTTTAAACTTTTTTTAATTGCAATGTCGTTTATTTTATGATCTAAAAATTCATAAAAAGGACCTAATTCACTTTTACTCCATTTTTTTAAACCAATCTCAATTGGTCCATTATATTCACCAGCGGTTACACTTGTACTTGCCTCAGTTATTTCAACCCATTCATTTACAGGTACAATTTTTTTATTTTTACCTGGAGTTGGATTTATATTATTCCCGTCATCATCAGAAAATGTAGATTCAGGGTGTTTTTTAATGTAATTAGTGGTTTTTTTTGCTTTAGATTCTATTTTCTTTATTTGTTTTTTTGTTTCATCCATCGATCCATCATAACTATCAAATTCTAACATAGGACTATCGTATTTTGAAACGGGTATAGTAAATGGTCCGTTTTGGGAAGTTTTAAATTTCCTAACACCTAATTGTAATGGTGCAACATATGAACCTCTACCACCACCATCTGAAGTTGCTTCAGATAAAACTTTCTTTATTAATTGATTTAAATCCATAATTTGTCTACTATTATAAATATCAACACAATATAAAATGGGAGAACAAGAAAATGAATTATTTGGTAACCTATTTGGTACCATCAATTTACTAAGTGAAGAACACTTGGACGCAATCCTTATGGCTATGAATAAGGATCACGCATTATATTATTTAGTTGAGTCAGTTAAAGCATCTCATAAACGTGGTGCATTCACCATTGGTGAATCTGAAGTAATATCAAAGGCTATTAGAGTCTTAACAAAACAAGAAGATATTATAAAATAAATTATCTAATTATTCTTCTATTTGTCCCGTCTTCATACACCTCAAAAATAAATCCTTTTGTGTCTGAATGTACTTCTTGACCAAATAAATTTACGTATTTTACTATTTTCTTAACCGATATTGTATTATCTAATGCAATAGGTCCGTATATTTTATATTCACCATCGTAATCTACTTGTCGTAATCTATAGTAATGTATTACAAAGTCATCAAAAGCATCTAAATAATTATAGTCTATTTTAGTGTTACTATTACCGGATGCTGATTTTAAACCAACACTCTTCCACACCTCTCCATCAATACTCACTTCAATTTTAAAATAGTCTGAGTTATGTTCTGAGGCGGTTGACCAATATAGATAATTTGTATTTGATAAAGGGTTACCTTCAAAATATAATAGTTCAACAGGTAAAACTCCATCAACTGTTATAAGTAAATTTTTATTAACATTATTACAACTGTTTGAGACTGTCACTAATACTTCCCCATCAGTAGTTGTTGTTGGCCAATTAATACTAACATTATTTGTGATTGACACATTTGTAACCCAACTTGATGTACTACTTTCTCTATAATCCCATTGATATGTGGTTGCGTTTGGATCTGAGGGTATTGAATAATTTTCTGTCGTTCCCGCAATTATATTTAAATTTCCTGTGATTGATGAAATAGTTGCAACCGTAGGATTGACTGTTATAGTACCATTTGACGTAACTGTACCACAACCACCTGTAAGAGTTACAACATAATTAAATGTTCCCGAAACTGAAGGTGTTCCAGTAATTGATACGACATTACCACCCCAACTTCCTGATACTCCTGTAGGTAAACTTGAAAAAGTAGAACTTGTTGCGCCTTTAGTGTTATAAGTAATATTAGTTATTGGGGTATTTTGACATAAAGTTTGATTATCTGTACCTGCAGAAGATGATAACGTAGATGTGTTATTTACAGTATTAAGATATATTGTAAATGTTCCTGGAGTATCATATGTAACATTTGTAAAAATTCTTAATCTATACGTTGTGTTCATTGATAACCCTGTAATATTTGTTGGGTTTGGTGAAATAATATTAAAATCACAATTAGTATTTAATCCTGTCGCTAAAGTCCCGCACGTTGTATATATTTCTACTCCAATCCAAGTTGCAGTCCCTAAAGTCGCATATAAATTAACTTCAGTGTTATTACCTGTTGTAAAATAATACCAAACGTCTCTCATTGTTCCTGTTGCATCACAGGATGGGTTGGGTAAACCATCTGTAGTAATTGATCCTATTGTAGTCCCTGCGGTTCCTGTGGATGAACCAGGACACTGTAATGATAAGACAGTGGCGTTAGAACAGGCATCATTAGAAGGTACTGCAGGTGGTGTCCATATAAAGGTTAAACCTGATGAAGGAAAACAACTTCCGTTAGATGTAAATCTAACGGTATTAGCGTTAGATGTTCCTGCGGTTGTACCGTTTGGAGCCCCCCAATTTGGTGTTGCGTCAGGAATTGCACCTGTCAATCTTCTATTATTAAAATCTGTATTAACAGTTCCTCTTAAACCAACAGTAGGTACATAGCCTAAACTATTGGCGATTGTTGTCATGTTACCATATACAACTTTAACAACCCCTGTTAACTTAGTTACTCTTATTTGAAATGAAAATCTTTCTACAGAACTTTGTAAGTATCGTGCGGCGTTTTGCCATTGGAACACTACTTCAGTCCCTACATCCTGCCATCTTCTTTCATATACTTGAGATGTTAATGCGGTACTTCTTAAATCCATATTCATTCCACAAATTATTCCTGAAGCACCTGCGGCCGATACTATTGACCCTGTGGTTCCGTTACCCGTTGTTGTTGTTGCAGGGTTTAAATATAATGAACCATCTGCCGTCATATTAACTGAAGTAATGGTAAATCCGTTAAAAATAAATTGCGAACCTAATGGTAATGTAAAATAACTACCATCAGTATCATAAGTAGTTATTCCCCCTGTAGTCGTAACTAATTGTGTTCCCCCAACTATTGAACTATAGGTTCCTGTGGTTTCACTAAAAGTGTAAAATTTAACTTGAGATCTAACAAAAAAACTTGTTAGTATTATAAAAAAAATAAATAGTGAATTTTTCATAGGTGATCATTTAATTAATAAATACTTACGAAAAAATTTATAATCAACTATTAACTTAAATGGTTGAATATAATGGTACTATAAATTAGCAAAAACAAAAAAAGGAGACAATTTCTTGTCTCCTTTCTCTTATTCGGTATTAATTGATTATCTCAATTCTCTCAAGTCAAATGTTCTAACTCCATCAACCGTGATACGTCCGTAGAAACGGTTATTAACCATTTTCTTAGCGTATCTCGTCATTATACCTTTGATAGGTGTAAAGTTGAATGGGTTATACATTGTAGGTGTCAATTGTAACGGTACATACGGTGCGTAGATGTAACCTGTATCCAACAATGATGTTCCTTTATGTCCTACTAACACTGTGTTAGCTGGGAAGTAAGGATCACGGAATACTTGGTAACGTCCTGCAAGAGTACCAACTCTTTCAATACCCATGTTATACTGATCTTGCTCAGGAGACGCATTAGATACGTGGAAGTATTCTAAGTCATCAAAGATTGCAGAAATCTCAGAAGAAACAACGATCCAGTTAGCTCCACCTCTCAATGTTGATTTGTGAATTTGTGCTGACAATTGGTTAATCGCAGTAATCAAAGTTTGATTCCAATCTTTTTGAGTATAAGATGTTGTTAAAGACAATCTTCTCCATCCGTTGTAATCCCAACGTAAGTTCCAAGCCGCTCCTTTTCTCAAGTCACGTAAGATCTCACGGTCAATCTCAGCTGCAACTTGCTCAGATAACAATGCAGTTAACTCAGCCTCAGCGTCGATGTTATGGAATGCCGCAACGTCTTGAGCTAACTCAGGAGACCATTGTGCTCTTAATTTTCTTTCAGTTACAGAAACAGTTACTGATTCTAAATCGAAAGAAACCTCACCAATTTTATCTTCAAACTCTAAGTTTTTATATCTTCTGTAAACCGCAGTAAATGAAGAACCTGAAAGTATTTGAGTTAAAGTTGTTCCTGTGTATCCATCTAATGTAGTACCACAAGTAGCACATACAGGACAAGATAAATCAACTTCTAAATAGATACAACCTTCTTGGTCACAGATATCATAGTAAGAACCACCGTTTCCACCTGGAGTTCCATTAGTTGCACCTGGGAAATTTGTTTGTTGTTGTTGACCATATTTAACAATTCCTTTACCGTAGATTTGTGTTACAACTCTAAATAATAATGGACCGTTACCTACAGTACAAGGTGAACCTTCAGAAACAGTTAAACCTGAATCTTTAATGATTTTAAGGTCAGATAAGAAAGATTCAGTATCAATTTCGTTACCGTCAGGTCCGATTAATTTACCTTCACCAGCTCTGTTAAAATCACACATTTTGATAATAACTTTTCTTACTCCTGTCGCCGCAGTGTACAATGGGTTATTGTTACCTGCATTGTCTAAAACACTACCGTTCCAAACTTGTACAGTTGTGTCCGCAGTAACTGCAGTCCACTCACCTTTAGAGTAATCAAACAATCCAGCAGGATCTAACTCAGCTTCTGAACCTTCGTAGAATAAATCATAAAGGTTTTTAGCGTAAGGGTTACCTGTTGTTCCACCTGGATATCCTGCGTTTTCATCTGCAGTTGGTCCGTTAGGTGATCCGATTGGTCCGAAGTGTTGTCCACCATTTGCGTCAGACCCACTTGTGTATCCTTGGATACGAGGTACAAAGAAGAACAATTTACCAATTGGTAAGTTCATTGCTTGTACAGAAACGATTTCGTTAGCCAATAATTTAGAGAAAACTCTTCTTACGATTGGGAAAACAACTGTTTCGAATGCTCCGTTAGAACCTTCAGAAGTTGCTTCGTTAATCAAGAAAGAAGCTTGGTTTTCATACAACTGTGCTACGTTTTCTTTTAGGTGACCTTTAAGGCCTTCAAGGAATCCTAATTTATCCCATTTGTTAATAGTATCTTCTTTGATAACTTTAAGGTGTTTTAACCCGATATTACCAACAAGACCTGATTCTAATAATGCTCCCATTTTTTTGGTTTTTATTTTTTTTTAGTTTATTTTATTTTTCCCATTAAATCTTTCATTCTCAAAAACTGAGGATTTTCATAAGTCTTAGATTCAATCAAATTAACGGCTGATCCTGATACAGGAGTTTTAGTTACCGCTTTTTCGAATGATTCGTTAAGTGAAGATTCCTTAGTTGTTTCAGATGAGAATTCATCCTTTAATGATTTGTAAAGACTTTTAGATTCTTTAAGTGTTTCAACATTGTCGAATCGTCTAAGTATATTTATTTTTTCTTGTTTTGTTGTTGAATGTTCTGTAAACAGTCTAGTTGCGTAAGCCAAGTTAGAGTTGAAAACCGCCACTTCATTTAATTTAGTTCTGAAAAGATTCAAAGCCTTTCTGTACTCTTCATTTTTAGACTTAAGTAATTCTACTTCAGTTTCACTAATGTGTTGAGGAGCCGCTTTTGGTTTTGGTAAACCTTTTCTACCAAATCGTGTTCCCGCACCTAATGTACGTGAAGCTTCTTTAGTTTCTCTCTTTTTGATTGGTCTGAATTCACCGTCTAAATTTTCACCATCTTTATATGTGAATTTTTTAGCACTTCCTGTATTGATCATTTTCTTACCTTCTTTTTGTTTGGTAGTTTTATAATCCATAGTTTGTCCGTACTTAAATTTAGGTGATCCCATTCCCATTCCTTTAGCTTTAAATTTTGATTCCATTACATGATCCATGTCTTCTTCATCCATGTCTTCTTCATCCATTTCGATTTCATAAAGAACTTCGTCAGTTTCAGTTTCATACATTGGAGTTTCGTCCATTTCATGGTGTCTACGACTCATACGTCTTGGTTTTTCTTCAAAATCCATTTCTTCATCGTCTTCCATACCCATACCCATGTCGTCATCTTCCATGTCATCATATGACATTTCAAAATCGTCCATTTCAATTTCATACAAAGTTTCGTCTAATGTTAAATCATCTTCTTCATCAAGTTCTTCTTCTTCGTATTGTTCAGAAAGTTGGATAAAATAATCAGCTCCTGTTTCAGTATCTGATAATGTAATGTTATTGTTCGCATCTTTCTTTACGATAACTCCATCTTCGTCATCCATAGATTTGAAAACTTTGATTACATCTGACATATCTGCCCCAGTCATGTCAATTGCATCCTCATCGTCTTCCATACCCATGTCCATGTCTTCCATGTCGTCATCTTCCATGTCATCTTCCATATCCATAGGTTCAGCACCTAAGTCTACATCTTCGACATCATCTTCTTGACCTTCAGGTTCAACAACCTCTTCTTCGTCTTCAACATCAATCTCTTCTTGTTCTCTAAGAGATTCTTTTACTAATGAGCTGATTTCATCCTTCATGGTAGAAGAAAGTATTCCTTTTGCATTTTCTTTAAGAGCTTCTTCCAAATGCTTGATTTGGAATAAAGTATCTTCAACAACTGATTTTTTGTTCATCTATAGTTTGTTTTACAATATAAATAGTGTGTAAATTAAAAAAATTCAGTTTTTATGACTTTAAGGCAAAAAAAAATGGAAATAACTAATGTTATTCCCATCTTAAAATTTAATTTAAATAATGATTAATCGATCACTTCATCAATTTTACTTTCAGTGATTGATGTGATTCTCCAATCCATCGTATAGTGTTCATATACTTTAGTCACTTTAGCTTCAACATCAGTTGGGGTATATCCCAAGACCAATTTTTCTTCTCTTGTTTTTTTTACTTTTCCTGATTCAGTATCTAATAAATCAGATGTGATTTTAGCCACAAAATACTTTTCTCCTTGTTCCATAGTTTTTTTTTATTTATCTAAATAATCGGTTAATCTTTTCATTAAGTCAAGTGATTTGTTACCACTTTCACCAACATGGCGATCTACCGATATTTTTTTGTCTTCTTCTAAGTTCTCTTCATATTTCATTCTATCGTTCTTATCTTGGAAAAGATATGCTCCCGGTGTTGACGGTGACGATACAAGGTCAAAACAAATAAGTTCAAAATCATCTTGTACTTCATTTTGTTCCCCAACCTTTTTAAGAGATCCTACACCACGAGATGATATACCTAAAGTAACTCCCTGTCGTAAGTAGTTTGCGGCCAAATCTCCTTTAGTAGATACAACCCCTCTTTCATGGAAACCAGGACTTGTTAACAATTTAAGTTTACCTAATAATACAGGACCATCCCACCATATGTCAGTAATAATATGTGATACACGATCCAAGTCAATTAAAGAAGACTCAGGGTGGTTTAATTCAGATAATGAGGTTCCTTTCTCAATCATCTTTCTATAGTTATCCGCCTCTCTCTTTAAGATCTTCTCAGGATATACCCTACCATTTCTGTTAGGGGTATTATATTTTTGTAAAACCGCATAAAATTCAAATGGTTTTGAATGATCCAAATGATTTGCCGATTCTTTTAATATCTCGTAATTACGACCTTCCTTTGGGTTAATATATCCCGCATCGTATTCAATAAGGATTCCTCTACCCGTATCTTTAGGTCCTAAAATTTTATATTCACCCATAATAAGTTTTAGTTATAAATATTAGGCCGTTTCCGTTTTTATCTTAATAGGTTTAGAATTTCCATTTTTTGTTAAATAAAATTTGAAGTTGGGATTACTAATTAATACATCTGAATAAATTTCTTTTACTAATAATTTGAGTGTTTTCTTTAATTTTAAAGATTTAAAATCGATTGGTTCATTTAAGAATAGATTAATCTCTAAATTCATGAATGATTTCTTTTTAAGGTGTAGACCGCTTGTTCTAAGATCTAAGTCTACTATAAATTTATCGTCAAACATTGTCTTATCTAATTTGTGAAAGACCGTATGTTTAATTGATCGACTCATATTGAGGACAACTCTTGTCCAATTTTCAGAGTCTTTTTTTGGTTCAACCCAAGTTTGGATGTTTAGGTAAAGAGATTTAAACTCTTTTGAATCTACCGTCCCATAGACTATTTTAGATGTTCTAAAGCCATTGATTTTTTCGGTTTTGCCTTTTTTCATAAATTTTTTTCATACTGATAATGTTTATTTTAGATAATAATAACTATTTTTATGGTATATATCAAATAGATAAACAACTAACAAAAAAATATGCTGATTGTAAAAGTTAACAAAAATGGGGGGATTGAGAAGGCCCTTAAAGAATTAAAAAGTAAAATTATAAAAACAAGACAGAATACACATCTTAACAACAGAAAAGAATATACAAAAAAATCTGTCCTTGAGAGACAGATTTTAAATAAAGCTATTTACAGACAAAAACAAATTACTAACAATTAAATGTTTTCGTTTAATTGTCTCAATTTGAAGTAGTTTAATTTGTCGTAATTTTCTGTTTGTAGTTTTTCGATTGTTTCGTTAATTTTTTGATTAGTTTCAGAATCCTCACTTTCTGTTAATAAAGTCTCTAACTTTTCAATTACATCCTCTTTAAGAAATTCATATTTTTTATTTAACTTATCGTCAGGAGTACTTAATAAAGTATTAAGTTGTTTTTTCTCACTCTCAGTTAAATCATTAAGATATGTTTTAATTGTTTTGTTTGCCACCTCAACCATAGATTTTAATGGTACCTCAATAACTTCTTTTACTTTAGTTGGATCCTTTTTAAGATTTTCCGAAATTGTTTTTTTGCTCTTTAATTTTTCTTCTATTGTGGAAGCATTATTAGAGAATAAATTGTCAATATCTTGGTATCTATTTTCAGATACTATATGTCCGATCCACTGATTAACGTCTTTTACATCATTTGTGTTAATTTTAGAGATTGTATTTTCAAACAATACAATACTTTCGTTAATATATTCGTTTACAATGGATTCGTTTAAACCTTTGTTTTTACTAAGTTCATCATATAGAAAATAAAGAGTACTTAAAGATTTGTTTTTTAATACGAGTTCCTCGAAAACAAACATATCTCTTTTTAGTGTGTCTTTTTTATAAGACTCGACTAAACAATTCTCAATTTTCGATTTTAATATACCAAATTTCATAGTTTTTTTTATTATAAATATCAATCATTTAGTAATTTGTTTAGTTGTTCTTCCATGGAACCCAAAGAATTCCTACCTTTTGATAAATCAATATACGTATCACCTGTTATATTGTCATTTTCTAATAGTATATTTAAGTTATCTTTTTTTGATTCACCTACAGGCATTTCACCTCCCGCATCAGGTGGTGGTGGTGGCATTTCACCTCCTCCCGCCTCAGGTGCGGCACCTGGTGCAGGTGGTGCTCCTCCAGGTGGAGTTTGTGTTGTACCTGTTGATGTATGATAAAGTTTGTCAACATTATCAAATAATCCTGTATGGGTAATTATAGTTGCGGTGTTATCTAACTCGGCAGATACCGCTCTTTCCAATCTTATTTGTTGTACCTCAAGTTTAATCTCTTCATCAGAGAAACCAAAGATATGTTTCTTAGCCCAAGTGGCCGATGTAGGTTGAATTGATTTTGGAATCTCACCAACCATGTCTTTATACAACGTCACTTTTTCTTTCCAAACGTCAATCATTAATAGATCCGCCTGTTTAGATGGGTTTGTTAAACCTAATGTAAAGTTGTGTAATTCATCCTCAAACCCTAATAAGAATAAGTGAATAATTGCAATTTTATTTAATTCGGCAATAATTGCCTTTTGTATTTTATTGATTGTTCTTGCAAATCTAATATCCAATAAAGATAGATTTTTACCATCACCAACAACTTCCTCAAACCCTAAATACGCTTTTGGAATTCTTAGTGCGGTTAATAATTTCTTTTGGATGTACTCAATATCGGCAATCTCCGATAAGTTTTGAGCTCCCGCCAATGTCTCAATAGGCATTGTTTGTGCTGGATCCCTAACAGGAACAAAGTAATCCTGATCTACCGCCATCTGATTGAAACGTAAATCCACATTACCTGTTTTACTATCTACAACTTGTTCTCTTTTGAATTTATTTGCGACACGTTGTACGTACGCTTCCACATCTTTATCATCCATGTTACCAACGAATACCTTAAATACACGTCTTTCAGGTGCTCTTGATGTTCTATAGATTAACATCGCATCTTCCGCTAAGATCAATTGTTTCCAAATACGACGAGCCTTTTCTAACATTGATGTACCATAAGGTAATTTTCTGTCATCACCAAGTAATCTAAAGTGGGCAATCTCCCAAGTATTGAATTCCATATCTTTTACTTTCCAATGGAATCTCAACCCTTTATCATTTGGGTTTGGGGTTGCGTTTACAGTCCTTGATTCCATACCTCTTTCTAATCTTTCGATCTCAATATTAGGTAATTGAATACAACCTGTAACACCTTTTTCAGTGTCTAATTTAAGGTAAACAAAGTTATCGCCATATTTACAAGTATTTCTAACCCACATAGGTAAGTTAGTATTGATATCTAAATTGTTCACAAAAAGGTCAACTAAGATACTTTTAATTCTTTTTGATTC